GCATACCAGACATAATACCCTCTTTAATAGGGCCACCATTTCTAAACATTGGTCTATTTAATGGTCTCATTATTTTTTTCTCTTCATTGCTTTGCCAAACCCACGTTTAGCAGCGCCACATCCCCTAACTCTACCACCATCTTTAAAAAGTAAACCAGAGTATGGTGTAAATGTATCTATAGCTTTATCTAAACCTAAATAAAATGGTGCACTCATTAACTTCATTGGATTAATTAAATCCATTTTTTTAAAACTTTTACTTTTACTTTTTTTAGCCATTATTTACTCCCATATAGTTTACCAAAAATACCAGCAAGTCCGACAGCATTACTTATACCTGCTGTAAGTGGGTCAGCACTTGCTCCGCCTAATGGCGCTGGAGCTGATCCAAATCCTGCAAGTCTACCAAGACCAGCACCGTATTGATCTAATCTTTGTAAAGGTTCATAAGCACCTGTTCTTGCAGCGTTAGCGTCAGCTGTTAATTGTGACTGTGTCAGACCTTGTCTGAATGCACCAAGATTACCTAATGCAGCAACGTCCTGACCCATCGATCCTCTTTGAAAATTAGATAGACCCATTTGTTGTGCTGCTAAATTACCTTGGTTTTGAAAATTCTGTTGTGCTAGATTTGATGCTTGTGTGAAACCTTGTTGTTGTAATTGTGCAAGTAGACTAGCTCTGTTTCTTAAATTACTTGAATCATACTCTGCCATCTGCACGCCTTCTCTACCGCCACCAAATGCTCCCATAGCTGCTGCATTGTCCCTGATCCCTTGTCTACCCATAGCTGCTTGTCTATCAAAGTCAGACATAGTTGTATCAATAACTTGTTGTTGATATGGAGACATGAATTGTTGAAATGCTTGTGGTCCAGTCGATGCTGCCTGTTGAGTTACTGCACCTTGTGCAGCTGTTAAAAATGGTTGATAAGATCCAATACCAGCTGTTGCTAAATTAACAGCTTGTGACTGTAATGGGTCTTCACCCGCAACAAAACCCCTACCTGTAAATTTAGTTGTATCTATAGGTACTGATGTTGCTGCCGTTAACTGCTTGGCAAAATCTTTTGATGTATCTTTTAAATAATCTGGTAATGACATTATCCTATTCTACTCTCCAACATTTGTGATTGATCGAACATTTCTTGTGCAGGGTTTTCCATGCCCTGAGACTCTTCAGATATAGTACCACCTGCTTCTAAATTGTCCATCATATTTTGCATAACTTCAGCGCCTTTGTCTATGTCACCTCCGCCTGCATTTCTTACAGCATCTGCTGTAAATACAAATTCGTTTTTAGATAATCTTGCAGGTACGTCATCTGCTCTTTCTTCTTCTCCTAGTGGTACAAAACCACCTTCTCTGTAATCTTTTTCTAAACCTCCTAGGTCCATAATGCCACCTTCTGCTTTACCTATTCTACCGCCATAAGCTTTATATTCTGTATCCCCACCTCTAATTATAAAAGGAGTTTTTATTATATCTTCTAAGAAATCAAAAAGAGTTCCTCTTTCTTGTAATATTTTTATATCTTCTTCAGACATGTTTTCTAAAATTTCTTTTGCTCTATCTGTTATAGGTCCTGTTTGATTTAAAAATTCAAATTTATCGCTATTTTGACGTTTAGGTATATCCATTGGTAGAAGATTTGTTGTTAAACCAGCATAACTGCCTGGACCATCTACAACACCTCTTTTAGGAGTTTCAACATTAGCCAGCCCACCATCAGCTAAATAAAAATTATCTACAAATTTTGGTTTAGGTAAAAATCTTAAACTTGAATCTTGGTTTTTAGCCATATTAACTATATCTGAAATACTATCTGGTGTTTCTGTAAATGAAGTATCTTCTTCTGCTTCTTCATCACCACCCATTAAAAATGGTGCAGCTATACTTGCAGCACCTAAACCTGTAAGAGCCGCTCGACCTAAACTAAACTTACCTGTTTCAGGGTTTCTTACTAGTCCAGATAATAAATTACCTGAATCAAATAAACCTTTACCTTTACTAAATAAACCAGTGATACCTTTTCCAAAAGCATTACTACCAAAACCACCTAAACCTTTACCACCTAAAAACTGTGGTAGTCCACCACCACCTGCAAAATAAGCACCGCCTGCTAGTAAAGCAGCTTTACCTATTGGTGATTTAACTACTTTTTTTACAGCACGTTTAGCTTTTTTTACAAGCCTACCTAGAAAATAACCCTGTCTAGGTTCTTCTAATGTCATGATTCCGCCACCGGCACGTAATTGTCTTTCCATGTTCATTCTAGATATTGTCATATTTTAGCCTAAATTCTCTTTGTATAGTGTTTTGTCGCTATAATCAATGTCCTTTTTAAAGTCTACGTCTACCTTATTATAGTCTACCATTAAGTAACCACTGTTATGTTTTTGGCTAGCCCAAGGCACTTCATGAGCCATAACGCCTTGATATTTAGTAGGGTTGTTTAAATAATTAAATCTATAGATATTTATATTAGATGGTGATTTACCTATTAACTCTACGTTTTCTTTTAATCTAATATCACTAAAACCTAGATCAGAAGATCTATTGTGTGCGGATCTAGTGCCCCCTTTATTTCCATAGCTATCACCGCTTGTATTACCGTAACCACCATCTCCAGAATGATCTCTATCAGATCTATAGTTATTACCATAATTAGGATTATTTTTCATGAAATTTTGGGCTTCTTTTTTCTGTTTTGCAATTTCTGCGTCTTTTATTTCTTGTAGTTCTTTTTGTTTTGCTCTGTAAAAATCTACTTTTTGTTTTTGAAAAGTAGATAAATTGTTATAATCTTCTTCTGAAAGATCTGCATAACCAGCTGCCATATCGGATACATAACTTGCATAATTACCAAATGCTGATCTAGTATTTATTCCATAAGGGTCTTTACTTAACCCTGAATTATTTGGACCGAATACTGTTGGACCAGTGTAACCCATATTTTGTTTTATAAATTCTCTATCAACTGCTGATAATGAATCAAATTTATCCATAGAACCAAGTACCATACTTATTGGACCAATCCCTTTCATATTACTTAATATGCCACTAGCTTTCTCTTTTACTTTTCCTAAACCTGATTGTATCTTACCCGCTAAAGTTTGTTCTAAAGGAACATCAAGATTGTTTCCAATATATTCACCTAAATCAGGACCAGTTAGTTGTTGTTCTCTATAACTAGGCATACCCATAAAAGTTTGACCAACTTTAGTTTGATATAACCCATCAACTAATGGAGTTTCTTGAGTACGGAAATATCTATCTTTAGTAGTTTGATTATAATTGTTTATTAAATCATTTACACCACCAGTATAATTGTTGCCTCCGCCTCCTCCTCCGCTATTTGTACTCATAGCTGTAGGCAAAGTAGTAATACCAGTTGTACCGTTTGTTGAACTTGTAGGAAAACTAAATGCACCACCCCTATATTTTTCTTGCGGTACAAAACTATAACCTTGGTTATAAATATTTTGATCGGCTGTATTATAAAAACTAGGTGCTATTAACATTAATCGTCCTTATCTGATGCTGCGCCAAGCGCCGGCATCTTTGCTACTTTAATTTTTACAGATCTAGTTATATGTTCTCTTTGCGTATCCGTATCTGGATTTGCAATGTCATCTTCTGCTTCTTGATCCGAATTGTATTCGTAATTAGTTTCTTTATTTCTTAATACTATTTCAGCTTCACATGTTACGACGGGTACTTTTTTACCATCTACTTCAATGTATTCTACTGATCCTTCTTCTTTAAATGCCATATGTTATTCCCTGTTTATTTGTAGCACAGAAATTAGAATATGTAATCTATTTCCTGTGGCCGCAGTTGCTTTAATTACCTCACTTTCTTGCAGTATTATAGGCTGAGAAAGTAATTCTATTGTCTCATTAGCAGATACAGCTTTAGTTTTATATAAACTAAATACATTTGAAGATGCATCTGTCAAGGTCAAAGTTATAGTATCCGCGTTCCCCGAGTCCTCAGATACGATTATTGATTTTATTATACCAGTTGTCGATGCGGGCACCGTATATACTACAGTTTCCCCATTAGTTGTTAAGTCTTTTTTTGCGTTTGTAAATACGTTAGCCACCTATAAACCAGGACACTCGTTCCTGCTCCTGTTTAACTTCATCTAAAAATGTAGAATTTAATTGATCCTTCATAATAGTTAAAGCTCTGTTAATTTGTTTTTGGTTTGATACATCATATTCTTCTTTTGGTTCTGGTAATCTTATACTAATCTTTGCCATTATCTTCTACCATCTGGTTGTAGATCTAATCTAAGTGTACCAAATCTCCATGATTCACTAGCTGTATCATTTTCTATTTTTATGTTTACAAATCTACCTCTAGCTCTTGTATCTTTTTTAAGAGTAGATGATGTTATTGTAAACGGACTTAATGATGTTGTAGTTTGTGTGTCTTGTGGATACCTTTTTACACCAAGACTTACTTTTGCATTACCCTGCAGTGATTTAAAATCTGGTACAAATCTTCTCATAGCTAAAAATGTATCTCCAGCAAGTGAAGGAGATATAGCTGTTTTACCTTTTTGTTCTAGATCTATGTCATATGATTTAATAAATGATGTAACAGATGTTGTAGTACCATTTGGATTTACTTGATCTGTGCCTACTTCGTGTTCAAATAATGTTGTTTGTCCAAGACCTGTCTCACCTATTATTGCAGGAAAAGTTCCTGTAGCAGTAGAACTATATTTAGTTGCAAAAGGTTTTGGATATATAGTTGCATCTACCCAACTAGTTCTTGCTTCTGTTCCTGTGTACCAAACACCTCCTGGAACTTTTGTTAGGGCCGACTCACCAAAATTAAATACAACATACTTATCATTATAGTCTGAACCTGCAGATGGATAATACCAAACAACTTCTGTAAATAAATTATTTAATCCTGCATTTATTTGTTGACCTTTTGTTGTATCAATATTTTCAAATACATGGTCTTCTACAGTGCATGGTATAGATTTAACTGTACCATCAAATGCAAAAAAACCTTTAGGTGACATCCAATAAGCAACACCATCTATTTCAACTGCAGAGTTTTTACCAATTAATCCGCAGTTAGTTCCAACTTGTTCAAAACCAAATGTAAATGGTGCACCGACAAACTTCATTGTGTATAAAGCGTTGTCGGTCCATATCAAGATTGTCTCCTTAGCTTTCAATGCTCCCATAATTTTTGTACCGTCTTGTAATCTTTGTGTACCCGCTGTGTTTATTGCAGTAGGTGCATAAGTGTTAATACCTTCTTGATCAGAAAATCTAATAAACATATCGTCTTGTGTTGTTGAATCACCGATAGTTGTCTCTGTTGCAAGATGTATTAAGTGACGTGTTGTTGGTGAAATCAATGTCATACGACTTGATGTTGGGTTGTTATTAGTTTGAAAATTAGTTGTAGTAGTAGAAGACCTATTACCTAATGGAGATGCTGCGCCACCATTCCATGTAAAAGTTTTACCATTTGCAATAGTTGCGATTAACACTTCTCCGAAATTATCTAATGACCAAAGACCTGGTTCTAGTGAAACAGTTGATGCAGCTGCAGCTTGTCCCCAACCACCATTACCATAACTATTTACACCCCAACCATAACCATATGTTTGTGCTCTTGGTCCAACTGGTTCGTATGGTTTAATACTTAAACTACCACCTGCTGATACAGTGCCACTTGCATTACTAGCTTGATTAATTGTAAACGTACCTGTTGTTGGAACACTGATTACTTGAAAGTTTTTATCTTCAAACTGTGCATCAGTAAAACCTGTACCACCTGGTAATGTAACACTATCTAATTGTACAATGTCACCAACAGATAAGCCATGACCTGCTTTTGTAATTGTGCAAGTAGGTTGACCACTTGTTGTAGCAATTGTTGCAGACGTTAACGTAGTTTTAAAAGGTGTAATATCGTAAAGTTGACCTTCAAAATATATAAGTAAAAATTTATCTGTTCCTATAGCAACGTATCTATTACCAGATAGATCTGTAAAAGCATGCATAGCTCTTGCTACACCCACCATTGTATCAGTAATTAAAGAAGACCAGCCACCAACTTTTTCTGGTAAACCATATCTAAATCTTACATTATCAGAATCAACCCAACGGTTTTCTGCTCCAACATCCGAAGATTGTTTATCTATCCCTGGAAGAAATTTATACTCAATTAGAGCCATTCAGTAGCCCCTATATTTTATCTTTGTAGATCCAGCCTCTTGTTGCATTAGCAAATACCAGAGTGAAAGCTGCGCTATTTGTATTAACAACTAAGTTAGAAGCTGACCCTAAAATGTTTGAACCGTTTCTAGAAATAGTAAGATTGTTTGATGCAAAGAAATTTCCGCTATCTATAAAATGAACTTCATTACCTATAGCTGGTGAGGCAGGTAGTGTAACTGTTACAGAACTATTGATACCATTTGAAGAAGTATCTATTAATAGTTGATCACCATCAACTGCTGTGTAAGCTCCAGGTACTGTATAATAACCTTTGTTAATAAGACCTTTATTTACATTTGTACCATCTGAATATACTAAAGATTTAGAACCTATTGGTAAAGCTATCCCGGTCCCCGATACAGTTTTAATTGTTAGTGTGTAATTACTAGCTGATCTAGCTGTTGCATCTTCTACAATAAAAACTCTTTCTGCAGAATCTGGCATAGTAACAGTTCTGTTAGCTGCAAGAGTTCCTGTTAGTTTAAAATATAAATTTTTACCATTTGATACAGCATGGTTTGATAATGCTAGAGCAACATCACTAGCTGCTACATCAACAGCAATATAACCACTAGCTGCTTGTTCTAATATTTGCAGGTTTGTATTTGTAATTGTACCCCAGGTACCTGACTTTTCACCTGTTGTTATTAATTCTAGTTTTAAATCACTTGACGTACTTGATGCCATATTTCTCCTATGGGTTCAATGGATCTATAGGGACCCATACCCCTGTTGCGTTTGGATCTATCGGGTTCCATGATATCACAGAAACACTACCACTTGCAAGGTTAAATCTGTTACCTGTAACTGTTGTTCCAAACCCTACTGTAGTATTACCTACAGAAACATTGATTCTTTTACCGCTTGCTAGTACTACTACATTCTGAATACCTACGCCAGCAAAAGTTGTAGCCGAAAATGAAGTTGCTCCAAAAAACATATTATGGTCCCGTTCGTTGCCAAGTTTGAGTTGCGTTAGTAGGAACAGCTTCCCACATTCTAAGTGTTATATCAGAAGTATCTACGTTTAGTCTATTACCAGATGGTAACGCTTTTGCTTTAGCTATAATTGTTACATTACTAGTAGATATGTTTACTCGTTTTCCAGTGACAATAGCTGTAGCATTTGCTTTAGCTGTAACATCACCCAAAGCAAGCTCAAAACCATTGCCTGTTACTGATAAATTACACTCACCTATTATTGTTACATCACTTGTGCCAATATTATATCTATTTCCTACTATAGGTGGTCTAGATCCTGCAGTTACAGTTACGCTACCTTTTGATAAATTAACCCTGTTTCCTGTTACCGGAACATCTTTACCAATAGAAGCTTCAGCATTTCCTATAGCAAGATTTAATCTTTGACCTGTAAGAACTTCTCTAGCTTTAGCAACAATAGTCACATCACTTGTGCTTATGTTTACTCTATTACCTGTTACTGAAAGACTAGCATCTCCAGATATTGTAGAATTACCAATTGTTAGATTTAATCTATTACCAACTACATTGACGAATGCGTTAGGGTTAAAGCCTACATCTGAAAATGCAGCTGAGGCGAAGGGGGTTGCGCCAAAATACATGCGAGGCTACCTCGCTGTACAAGGGACGTTATTAGATCCAACTAAACTTTGACCAAATGCCATGTAGATGTATTCGCCAGTATTAGCATTAAATTCTCCAGATGTACTTTTCCATTTAAAACCATTTGAAAGAAAATCCATGTGAGAATTGCCTGTGCTTTCTGTATTAGTTGCATTTGGTCTTAATTTGTTTCCTACAACATTAAATGTATCTCTTTTATTATCTGATATACCCCAATCTTCTGTACCTGTTTTTTTCCACATAACAAATGAAGGTTTAAATCCTGTGTAAATAAATGTTCCATCAGCATTGCCATTACCTATATATCCACCACACTTACTATAACCATCTACATTTCGGAAACAATAAGCAATCATTTGTGTATTATTTTGATTTACATTAGTATTTGTATGAACAGTAAAAACACTTGATGTAGGTTCAGTATCATTAAAAGCACCTGTCGTATCTTGAAAATCAGCATTTAGATTTAATTTTAAATTTTTTTCAGCACCAAGATATGAATGATATACAACATAATTTTCAGTTGCTTCTAAATTTTTTATTATAATCATATCTGGTTTAACACCAAGTCCATGACCAATAGTTCCATTAGCACCTGTTCCTGTCCATTTACAAATACTAAAACCTGCTGTAGTATTAACTGAAGTGTATGATGTGTTTATAGAACCATCAGTATTTGATGAACCTTGACCATTTGCTTTCCAACCCCAAGAAACATAAGTCACACTATTACCATTTACTTGACCATCAGTTCCAACTTGAAAACCATTAGTTTGTAATGCTTGAATATTATTTGCTCTATCATATTCAGCACCAGTTTCTATTCTTAATTCTTTTCCTGAACCTCTTACAGCATCATAAATAGACCAATGGTCAGCATTACTTCTTCCTTTTGACAAAAGCATATCTGGTTGCATATTTGAACTTTCATCCCAAGTAATATCTCTATCATCTGCACCATTACCAGTATAAGCTTTAGTTCTAAAATAATCTGTGTGTTTATTAATTGTTGTGTATGCCATTATAAGTTTAACCCCTTTGTTGATAAAGCTGTGTAGCCAGTTGGTACGTCATATTCAAATATTCCATTACCACTTGCGTTAGTTCCTGCACTAGATACTGCTGATTGTCCAAAATACCCACTACCAAAATTTATTGAACCTGCACCACCCTGATAAATTGCAATAGCAGGTATCATAGCTTTTCCAGTTGTATAATCAGCACTAATATCTAAACCATTTGTTCCATTTACAGGGTCAGCACTTTTAATCCAAGCATCTGCATTTTTTCTAAAATATGCTCTTTTGTTATCCATATCTATTGCTAAACACATTACACTTCCAGTAGTTAAATTAACTCCTAAATCACTTTTTGAATAACCAGATATAACAGCATCATTAGTTCTGACTTCTAAACTTCCATCAGAACAATAAAAAGCATAACCACCATCTAATGCACTTTCTGCTATATGACTAGCAGAAGAACTAAATGCTTCGTCAGATATAAAGCCTATTTTATGATAACCATTAGCATTTCCTGCTGTTGTAATTTTGTATTCAAGATACCATTTACCTGTACTTGCACCTAATGTAGAACTTGCCATTTGCCAACCATTACCAGTTTCATCAACTGTAGTATTACCATTTGTAATATTTAAATTAGCACTATATCTTGCTAAAGGATTTACAGTAGCAAAAACATTACTTGGACAATCTTCTGATTTTGTAAGTGTACCTGCAGATACTGCAAAGTTTCCACTAGAATTACCTGCTTGATTATTAACAGAATTATCATCTTTAAATAAAAAGAAACCATTAGTTCCATAAGATACATTAGGAGAAGTATTTATTTTCCATTCTCCAGTTGTTGCATCTGTTGAACCAAATACTGTTGGTGCGTAAGCTGTTCCCTCTGTTGCATGAACATGAGAAATTAAACCATCAAAAGTTTGAGAGCTTCTTCCAAAAGCATGAATTTTGTTTTGTGCAAAGAATTTACCTTGATGGTCTTGTGATGGATTTGTACTTGTACTAAAAGATGTTTCTCTTACACCATTTATATATATTTTAATTCTATCATCTGCTGTGCTTTGTGTAGTATCAAATGCTATAACCAGGTGATACCATGCGTTTGTATCTCTAAATCTTCTATTAGTTATTTTTCTAAAAGTAATACCACTTTGATAACCAGCAAAATCTATTTGATCAGAACTATTAAGATCAATTATATTATAATTATTACTTCTTGCTCCATCACTATCTGCACCAAATAATTCTTGTGATGAGCTTATCCCACATCTTTTAAACCAACATGAAAAAGTCCATGTCTTTCTTCCTGCAGCTGATTCACTACCTGATTGAGTTCTTGATACGATTGTTGTAGCCATTAGTTAAATTGTGCTCCTCCCGACGCCCCGTGAGATATTGTAATTGTAAA